CTGCTGGACAGGCAATGCCGCTGCGACACCTTGAGCCTGACCAAAGTTTGTGAGAAACGCACTCTTGATGTCAGGATCGATTGAAGTCGTTGATACTTGGTTTCCACCTTTAGACATTTTTCGCCCCTTATCCGAGTAAAGATTTCATTTTTTTGGCAGGTATCTTGCCATCGTTGATCATGTCCAGCAGACCTTGGCCGTACTTCTTGACCGCTGATTTTTTGATGACATATTCGCCGCTGAGTAGTGCGCCGTAGCCTTCGTCTGGCCCTTTAGGATCTGGGCCTTTGAGCCGATCCTTGGTGACCTTGCCACCTTTAGCGTAGCCGCTATCGCCATCCCCTGATGCTCCATATCCACCACTCGATTCCCCTGGATTGCCAACTCCAGATTCAGAACTTGTTGGGCCACCGCCCGACTCGCCAGGATTGCCAACTCCAGATTCAGAACTTGTTGGGCCGCCGTATGACTCGCCTGGATTGCCCACTCCAGTTTCAGAGCTTGTGTAGCCGCCGGCATATGACTCGCCAGGATTGCCTACTCCAGATTCATAGCTTGTAAAGCCGCCGTATGACTCACCAGGGTTGCCGACACCTGACGCATAACTTGTTTGCCCCATTGAGGGCATCCCAGAATAAGTACCCATGTTTTCTACAGGAACACCATAGTTGGGCTGGCTTGCTGGAGCAGAGAAAAAGTTTGCAATACCGCCAGCAATTGGGCTGGATAATAAACCGCTAGCGGCTCTGCCAAACAAAGCACCAGGGGCTAGCATGCTTAATACATCGTTGACTTGCCCCATCCGTGCATCTCTGGCTTCCTTGGTTTCATTGTCAAAAAAAGCAGCAGTGCGAGCATCTAGCGGCTGGTCATAACCACCGCCACCACCCATGCCACCGCCAAGAAGGCCGCTGAGATTTAGGCGACTGTTTGATCCCATAAATGCGTTGTTGTAGAGCCGCGGGTCGTAGCCACCTATGGCAACACCTGCGCCCGTGTACGGATTCATGGTCGGCGTCATTTGCGCCATGATCTGCGAGTATGGGTCAACGCTGCCCATGCCGCCAAATGACGGCGCAGGCATGGGCTGGTTGTACGGCATAGGCGTAGGCAGCGTCTGTTGCGCAACAGGATACGGAGTTCCGTCCTGACGATAGGTTTGATTTACACCAGCGGCTCTTGCTAGCGCTGGGTTGCCATACACTTTCCCGTCAGGGCCATAAACAAGCTGCTGTGTAGTTACTTCACCACCTTGACTCATATCAACTCCTTTGAAAGAATAAACCACTGCGGCTCATATCCCTCGTCTTTTAAAAATGTACGCTCCCAGCCTTTACGGCCAGCAAGCGTCACCCTTGTACATCCAACAGACTTTCCCCATGCCTCAATGTGTGGCCGCATTTTCTTGAGTTCATCAAGGTTGCCACCAGCAAGAAAAAAATGTAAATTTTTTAGCTTCGGATAAACAAGAATCTCTGTCACCACCGCTGAACTTTGCCCAGGCCATAACTGGTATCGATCCGACATCACCCCAGCCGCTATGTCATCGAGTGTGTGAGTCCCACCACTGTATTCTAAAGCCGCATCAATCCATTGGCGACACCGATTGATCTCAGAAATTCTATCCATCATCGCTTGCCGCTGGCCACCGCATCCAGCCGCATCACCCCGATGCGCCAATCAGCCAAAACAGCACCCGTCACCTTGACATTGACCTGCCGCGCCATAAACCGGACATCCGTAGGGTTGGCGGCCGTGTATGGCCCAAAGGTGGACTGAGCGCCCGTGGGGTAATTGCGGGTCTTGAATGAAACCACCGCCTCGCCAAGTGTCTGCTCATCCGGCACAACTTGCCGCACAGACATCAGGTTGTCGCCGTTGCCAAGCTGCACTGGCCCAGACTCAGCGTAGACGCTGGCGCTGTCGTAGGCAAAGCCCACCTCATGCTCGTAGATGTAGCCATCGCTTGATACCAGCAGCGGGTTGGTGAACACACCCGCATCAGTGCCAGCGGTACGGGCCAATGAGCCTATGTTCCAGTGGTTTTCGCGGTAGTTGTAGGTGACATAACTGTCATTCTCATTGCTGCCGCTGCTTGGGTAGTACCACCAGATCTCACCAAACTTGCTGTTGTGGACAGCGTACACCTTGGATGCTTGGTTGAAGTTCATGTTGCTGAACACATAGTCAGACACATCACTTGGCAGAGGCTTGACATATCCGTCATAAGTCCAGAAACCGGACTTGCTCATCCAGATGGCCGCTGTGTCAATGGCCGCCACAGATTGAGCCGAGATCAGGCCGCAGCCAGATCCGGCCTTCTCAAAGCCATAAACAAATGGTGCGCCGATATAGGTCGCCGTGTGTACATCCACATCTGTAAAGAGCAGGTTGACACCCTTGACGCGCTTGCCGGCCAGCAGAGTGCCAGGTGTAGCCAACTCAAAATCACCAGCCTGATTGGTGGCCGCAGGCGTCCAGACTGTATTGTCCTCTTGGTCACACCACTGCACCTTGCGTGGATTGCCACCAGCGCCAAGGGCAAACAGGATGCGCTCGGCAGTGACCAAGAGAGCCTTGTTGCCCGTTGGGGCGTTGGTGATGGCCGCTGCCAGTGTCGGCGTTGTAAAGCCAAGCTGCCACTCGTACAGCTTGCCGTCAGCGCTTGAGCAGGCCACCAGATACTCGCCCCATGTGTCAAGTCCATGTGGTGGCTGGGACAACTGATCCTAAGTCAGGTCGAGCCACGCCATAGGCAAATGAGCCATAGGTGCTGTAGCCGTAGCCGGTCTTGATCGTGGCATCGGCAGCGCCAGCAGTTATGCCGGTTGGTGTAATTTCCTTGAGTGTCCCCGCCTCGTTCATGGCGTAGAGTTTGGATTGCGTACCAGCGGCAATCCAGCGCTCTGCATCATTGGCACGCCAAGTGATGAAGCCCCTGCACAGACCCGTCATCTGGCCTGCCGAGCGCTTCCTCCAGCCGCCCACTGGCCGCAAGGTGTTCTCGTACCAGCGCACCAGATTCGCGTCATACCAGCGGCCTGCTGCTTGGTACTCCGTACCGTTTCTATAAATGCCTGGTGGTAGTTTTAGTGGGATGTACATGGCTATATGGTCGGTAGGTTGGACACAAATGTCATTGTCGCAATAAGTGAGGCCGTTGATGGGTAGTTGCCAGAGGCTGGATAAGCCTGGATGCTGATTGCAGTATTGTCAGTTTCCCAAAAAATCTCCACATAGCTATTTGCGTTTAAGCTCACAAAGTAATTCCATCCAGCAATTGAGTGGCCATCAATACCGCCATGACTACTTGGGATTGAAATAAATCCAGTCGATCCAGTCACCACAGTGCCATTGATCTTGAGCCAGACTCTGACATCATGCAGTTGGCTATCAGTATTCTGAAACTGACCAGACCACTGCAAATTCCAGATGCCAGAGTCAGCCACTGTGATGCGCGAACTGCTCGCCACACTCACGCCGTTGGCGTAGTCTGTCGTGTTCAGTGTCATGGCGTAGGCCGTATTGGCCGCCGCCGCCGTCTGGTCTACAGTGCTTTGAAATGCCCCGTAGGGGTTGTTCATAAACTTGCCGCCCCTTGGCCCAAACAGTGAGCCAAGGACGGAAGTCAGTTTTCTGGCAAAAATGTTCAGTGCGCCGTTGTTCTCGTTCAAGTTCCGGCGGTCATACACCTCTGGTGGATAGCCCAGACTCGGCAGTGATGGTGTCTCTAATTGTTGCTTGACATTGGCCATGACATGATTATTCCACTTTTGTCATGTCAGCGCGGCTTTGCTGACCCCGTTAAACGGCCATATACAGCCCAATGTTGGCTGCGGCATATCCGGCGTAAACGATTCCCATTGGGATGTTGCCCTTGTAAAGCTGCTCTACGGCAATGCCGGCGTAGATCACTGTGACCAGAATGATCAGCCAGCCACTCATAGGCCAGAGACATCAATGACTTCACCACGAAACTCAATGCAACCATTGCCAAAGTCGTGGACAAGTTCCGGCCACAGCAATTGACCGTTGAAGAATGTCAGGATGGCAAAGCCACTGCGCCAGTTTGTGGGATTGTCTTCCAGATAATCGACAAACTGAGGGCCATTGGGGTCAGCCAGCGTGCCGGTGTCAACCCCGAATCGGTTGCCGTTGTAGTCTGCATATGGCGTCACTTTCAGACTGTGCAAGTGGCCGGTGACAATACTTTTTCCAGATCCCACAGTATTGTTGTGCGTGGCGTGGATGCCGCCCTTGTACCTGTGCTTGACGCACACATCCTCAGTCGGCCAGCAGGCCCAGCAGGACAACCAGGCTGGAAAGTGATCTCTAAGTGAAAACCCCTTGACCCCCTCAAACTCATGGGCGTTGGCGGCAAGACGATTTTCAAACCGGCTGTCATGGTTGCCCATCGTCCAGATCAGCTTGGCCCGTCCAGCGTCCTCCTCGATCTCGCCCAAGCTGGCCTCGCAGGCTTTGAGTTCTTGGATGATGCTGGGCTTTGTATCCCATCCGATACGGGGGAATCGGCTGATGGACGCACCATCAAACGCATCGCCGTTGTTGATGATCGCCTTTGGCTTGAATTCTCGTATTGCCCACAGCAACCCTTTGAAGGCCGTGGTGCGGATGCCAGGCCAGAAGTGCGCATCGCTGAACACAATGACCACGCCGTTCTCAATGCCAAGTTGATGACGCGCCGCGTGATTATGGGCAGTCTGCAAGTGCGTGAATCGGCTGCCTCGGCTTTTGTCCTCTGCAACCAGTTGGATTTTGTACCTTTTCTCAATTGATCTGCGCCGCTGGTGGACGCCGGACATATCAACATGAACCAACTTGGCTATTTTTGAGGCAGAGCCTAGCGTCTTCCAAAGCTCAATAAACTCAGCGTCAGTAACTTTTGGTGCAGGCATTTCATTCTTTCGTCAGAATGCGCTCAAGCACATTGATTATTCGGTGTTCGGCTGCTTCAATTTGCTCTGCTGATGAGCCTCTGTCGGTTGCGGTTTCAATTAAATCGTGCATCAAGACATGCAAGCACTCATGCAGCGCTGTCTTTTTCAAGGTCTGTGGCGTGATCTTCTCAGCGCCAAAGTCACCAATTCGGTAAGTCGCCAGCCGCGCCGGCTGGTTAAATTCAACAGACGCCATTGCACCCTTGGCCGGCTTTGACCCGCGCTCGATGCGCCAATCACCCAGAGACAACTCCTCCTGCCAGTGGATCATGCACTGGTCGAACAAAAGCGCTTGCTCAGCGCTGGGCATGTTCTTTACGGGGTTTCTCATGGTCGCCCTTGTTTGTGCAACCTGCGGAGCATACCGCCGGCTTGTGACCGACTTATGTCAGGCCATCATCTTTTCAGCGTCCTTGGATACCTCGGCCACGCGCCGACCCCATCCCTTGCCGAAAGTTTCCCATGTAGGTAAAGCCTGCAAGAAAGTCAAGCGCTGGGCGTTGTAGTCCTCGACCAGCTTTCCGACATCAATGCTTGCGGCCTTCTCCAATGTTTTTGGCCCGATCATGCCATCTTCTGGCACGCCCAGCACTTTTTGCAGCATCTTGGCAGCGCGGCCTGGGCCGGAATTGACCGCCAGATCAAATACCGCCATGTCCAAGCCGGTGGGCAGGTCATCGCCACAGACCTTGTTCCAGTACTTTTTGCGGTACATCGGGCCGACCACTTCAGGGGTCAGCGCACGCATGGCCTTCTCGTCCACCTCATGCCCGACCCACTCCTCCCAGACGCGCTTGGTCACGCCAAGGTTGGTCATGCCGCCAGGGTCTTTCGGATGGTTTACAAAGCCGCCTTCATGGTGCAGCACTGCGGCCAAGCACTGGTCAAAGTTATCTTTCATTTTTTGTTCTTCATCGCAATGATGTTCTCAAGGGTTTTGCCACCAAAATACGCCGACATGATCAGCATGCCCCACTGGCCCAGCAGGTTGACATAGGATTCTTTGGCGTCATATCCAAAGGCACTCATCAGTGCAAACAGGAAATACCCGACAAAGATGGCCACCAGCGACAGTGGCCGGATGTTCTTGTTCAGCCAACTGTCTGTAGCGTTGTCAGACTTCCAGCGGTCTGTGACATTGTTCTGTTCCGTCTTGTAGATTTCAGTGTCGTTGACCATCTTGGCCAACTCACCATCCTGCGCCATCTTGGCCAGATCAAGCTGGGCCTTGGCCTTGGCCTCTGGATCTGGAATGAGTTTGTCGATCAGCTTGCCGCCGACTTCAAGTAACGCTGTAAGGGGAAACATATTTAATCTTTCAAAAGCTGCACTTGCCAGCACATTGGTCAATTATTTCAAACGAAAAATAGGCGATAACACCGATCAATGCAAAAAACACTGTGCCTAAAAGAACGATCTCAATAAAATCGTCCATTTCTTTTTTGCGCCTTGCCGCAGCCTCGCGCTCACGCCGTGCATCATGCGCAGCCTCTTTGTCCATGCTGGCCGCACGGGCCACGATCTTGGCCCAGACATCCATCTTGTTGCTCTGGAAGAAGAGCATCTTGACCTCTTCCTCAAACGCCCTGGCCTGCTCAATCGCAAGCTCAAGCTCAATGGCCTTGCCCATCGCAGAGCCTTTAAAGCCCTTGGTCTTGGATTCAGCAACAACTTTGACAGCGTCTGCCTTGGCTGAGAAGAACTGGCCAAGTACAGGGCCAAGACTTTCAACATCCTGCACGGTCTTTGCAGCAGTCTTGACCAGCTTGACGGCAGTGCTGATCGCCGCTAGGGCTGTGAACGGATCGATCATTTCTTCTCCCGCCACTTCAAGCACCAGACCAGCAGCCGGTCAGGTGTCCATGTCCA